GAGGCGACGTCGTCACTCCTATTTGAGTTACGTAGTAACTCTGGGCTAGCATCTTGATAGCGCTCTGCTAGCACGTTGCTAGCAGTTACCTCGATGAAACCCGCATCACTGAGCGCTTCTAGTTGTGCGCTTGCGACACGGCCGCCGAGTTGTCGCGACATGCTGGCGGCTCGCACGCGGATCGCTCGGCGACTGCGTGCGTACTCCAACCACAGCGTTATCAACAGGCCGCGTTGGGCGAACGTGAGGCCGAGGAACGCCGGGTCTGACATCAGCTCGGTGTAGACCTTGATCCATCTCGGCTGCCGGTCCTTGTAGTGCTGGAACCGTCGCCAGTTGGGGATCACGATCCACCCTTCCATCTATTCGTCGGGCGTATCAATCGGGTCAGCGAACTCCGCCAGTGCCTCTTCGACCTGCTGCTCATGGGCTTGGCGCACTGAGGCGGGCGCCTCATACCTCGAGTGCTCTTCTTCGGGTTCGACGGGGTCGTCGGCGTCGATGTAGTCAGCGTGAACGACGATCGGCTCGTTGGCGGGCCGGTTGAACTCGGACACTTCGTCGTCGAGGATCAGGCCGAGGGCGATGTGTGGGGCGTAGTCGACGATCACGTTCTTCGACGCCCTCGCCCAACACATCCTGCCGGGATGCGTCTGCCAGTTCGTCTTCCCCGCCAATCCCGCTTTCTTCGCCATCTCGACGGTGAAGGTGGCGCGGCCGATCTCCTCCCCGTCCTTCGACAGCACCGCTGTTGCCTTGGTCTCGTCGTCGTCGACACGGGTGATGCGGTAGCCGTCCCTTTGCGCCAGAGCCCGTAGCAGTTGGGCGCCGACGGAGAGGCGGCCGGCGATCACCGTCAACTCCGCCGCCGCCAACGGCGGCAAACCCAGCTCTTCCGCGTAGTACAGCCGCAGAGCAGCTGAGGCGCCCTTTGCCTTCTCGTTGTTGCCGCCCGACTCGGACAGCGCGAGCCATGTGCCGAGCCGGGCGAGGTCGTCGAGGCGGCTCTCACGGACTGCGGGCAGGGTGCTGTTCACGGTTTCGGGCATTCAGAACTCCACCTCCGTCGTTTCCGTCGTCGTCTCTGTGGTGGTCACCGACTCGGCGTTGTTGTCGTTGTCGTCCTGGTCGGGCTCGGCCGGCTGGTCGGGCTCCTGCACCGGGGGCACGGGCTGCGCCGGCGGCTGCGGGGTTGCTGTCTCGGACATCTCTGGTTCCTCCTTGTAGAAGTCAGGGTTCGGCGAACCCATCGCTGTCTGGGTGGCACAGAACACAAACCGGTCGTCGCTCACCCGCCGATATGACGCCAACGTGAACTGCGGCACATCGACCGTGACGCCGCCGTATTCGCGCTGCACAACGTCGACTTGGATCTGTTCGGTGAATATGCGGGCGGTTGGGTGCATGTGCCGGATCTGGCCGTGCAGCGGCCCCTCCAACAGGCGGACGGTTTGGCGTTCCATGCTCACCGCGACGCCCGCGCCAAGGTGAACAGCGCGACGGCAAACGCGACCCACAGCAACGTTGTCATGCCGACCTCGCCCGGACGTGCGCCATCAGCTGATGCCCGATCAGCTCCGTGTAGGCGGGCGGGATCGCCTCGGCCAGCTCGAGCGGCTTCATCCAGTCGATCCCCATCTCCCGCGACCACGTCTCCCGGTCGGACGGCAACATCGGCCTTTTCCCGTTCCGCCAGGCGCCGCCCTTGCCGTGCGGATGCCCGTACACGCCGGTGACCGGCCTGGAGTGGTCACAGCCGAGCGTGAGCAGCGGTTCGGCCCATGAGAACTCGAACCAGCGGTGCCGCCGCACGTTCAGACCGAACATCGATCCGCACAACACGGCGTCGGGGCGGATCGGGGAACCGGGCACGTTCTCGATCACCCACGGCAGGCCGGTCTGCTCGAGCAGCTCGCGCACCGGTTCGATCAGCTTCGGGTGGCGGCCGTCCTTCGCGACCATGCCCGACCGGATATAGGCCTGACATGGCGGCGACGCATGGACGGCGTCGAAGCTGACCAACGCACATCCGCGCATCGTCAGCACGTCGATCTGGTGGAACTCGAACGGATAGTTCGGCTGCGCACGGATGTCGACACCGACCACGTCGAAGCCGGCGCGGTGGTAGCCCATCGCCGCCCCACCGGCACCGCAGAACAAATCCAGCAGACGGGGTCTCACGGCTTGCACGACCATGGCGACCAATCCCTGCCGGAGGCGACGAAGTACCGGTAGGCAGCCTGCGCCTGCCCGAGCGCGGTGCTCGAGTCGCCATAGAGAGCGCGTTCGTGTGCGCCCATCTGGAACAGGCCTTGGTACTGGCCGTTGTGGGCGTAGACAGACAGTCCGGATTCGCAGCCGGCGACCCTGAGCGCCTGGTCGGCGTAGGTGCCGAAGACGTACCGGATCGCCGCCTCCGGCCCGGCCGGGGCTACCGCCGGCCGGGCCGCTTGGAGGCGGCGGCGCAGACGCAACACCATCCGGTGCTCTCGACGCCAACGAGCCGCCCACCGCTCCGGCCCAACGCCATCGAAAGCGACCTGGTGGCCGCCCACAACCGTACGGTGATGACCGTCACCATGACCGATAGCAGCGGCCGGGACGGCGCCGACCGGGACGAGCGCGGCCAGGGCGACGGCGCGGCGGGTCACGTCACCACGACTCCTCGGTAAGCCCCGCTTCGCCGGGTGCGTCCCAGTACCGCTCGACGCATTCGGGATGCACGCGGTCACCGTTCGGCGGGTATGGCATAAGCGCCTCACCGGAGATGGGTTCGCCGCACACAGCGCAAGGGGAACTCAAACCAACCTCAGCTTCGGCTGGGGTGGAGGCGGCGGACAGAACGAACATCTGAGGCTGACGAACACGAACGGGGCGCCGGGCGTGACCGACACGGCTAACCGTCCGCATGCGCACATGGCGACGGCGCGGCGGGTCATTCCCCAGCTTTCAGCCACACGTCGAGGATCTGCGTCATCTCGGCCGGGACGTACGTGACCGCCACGAACCCGAGGCACAGACGCCAGATCACATCGCGCTTGCCCGTAAACCAGACGCCTCCCCACGGCCCCCAAGTGAAGGCGAGAGTCCGCTCACGTGAGCGACGGGCGCTCACTGCCGGTACCAGCCGCGGTCGCCCAACGCGTCCTGAACCATCATCCCGACCACCAAACCGATGGCGAGTCCGAGCAGGAACATGACCGCCGCCACGGTCACAGGCGTCTCACCCGCAGATCCCGGTCGAACCGCAAGCAGGCTTGCTGCAACGACCACAGGCCGCCGGACAGGGTGTCGTCGTCCAGATCGGCGCAGACGGATTCCATGCCGGCGAGCAGCTCCGCCACCGCGCTGTTCTGGTGGTAGAGCGCGTCGACCAAAGGTTGGCGGCGCCGCACAGAAGCATCTGTTACGGCCCGCAGGTCGTGGCCCACGGCGCCGCCCTTGTCCGGGGAGGATTGGCGTCCCGGACGATTCGTCATCGCCTGCCCCTGACCAGCCTCGAGCGTTCCACCGCCCGGCTCTGAGACGGGAACGCCCACAAAGCTGTGCTGCCGCACGTACCGCACGTGGTTGGTTGCAGCCAGACCGACCAGAGATGGCCGCAACTGTCACAGACGATGTACGGGCGGTCGGTACGCGGCCTAGAACTGGGATTCGAGGCCGGAAGGCTCATCTCGGCTCCCGCAGGAAGACCGACCACGGGCGAAGCCCTCCGAGCCCGACGCGGGGACAAGAACCGACGTGGCGGTCGAGGTTGCACGGCCGTAGGCGACGGCCGCAATACGGGCAGGCGATCACCTTCTGCGCCTTCCGCTGCCTACTTGGATTGTCGGCAGGGTCAGGGTCAAGTGGCCCGGAGACACCGAGACAGACAAACCGTCCTTTGTGTCTGAACCAGACGTGTTGCTGATGTGGGCCCCGATCAGGACACGGCAAAGTGTTCGGCCGTTTACCGGGATTGTTGGCGGACAGGCCGGTCACAGCAGGCTCTCCTGGCGGGCGTCCAAACCAGCCCGCAACCTCGCCACACACACCGGGCACGCGTACTCATCCCGGAGCTCGCGCAGCACGATGTCGGAGCCACCACGCCTGGTCTCGCCGAGCGCCCGTCTTTCCCAGCCGACGCAGCGTCTGTAGACGGCCTGGTCGAGCGGGTCGACCGGCGCACGACAGAAGTGACAGGCCCGGGACAGATCGTCGGTCACGCCGCCGCCGCCCGTAGACTCCCGCCGATGACCGCACACCGGCCCCACCCCGACGACGACTGGGTTGACGTCACACCGTTCGGTTCGGCCGAGCCGCAGTACCTGCTAGGCAGAAGCGGCGCCCAGACCGAGATCGCGAAGGCCCGCGAGAAGTACGTGGCGGGCCAGTTGACGGTCGAGCAGTTCGAGGCCGTGCTGGAACGCTGGCTCCAGCCGTAACTCGCCGAGTTGGGCAAGATGCCCGCAAAACGGCCCCTCGGGCTATTTACGCCTTTACCGCCCAGGGGGGTAACAGCGAACGCACAACGCACTAGACCGCCTGTTCTCGTGCGTTCACACACAGGGTTGGCTCCAACAGCGGGATTGCGTGATCGGTGAACGCACGGCGTTAACAGTCACGCCACGCCTCCTGAACCAGCTTCAGCCCAGCCCGCAAATCGTCCTCGGACGGATGCAGATACGCAGCTGTGGTCGCCGGCGACTCGTGCCGCAGCAGCTTCTGCGCCAACACGATGTTGCCGGTGCGCCGCCACATGTGGTCGGCGGCGGTGTGCCTGAGCTCGTGCATCTGCACGCTGGCCGGCAGCCCGGCCGTCTTCAGGCAGCGTTTGAACCAGCGGTGAACCGACGCGGCATCCATCGGCTGTGAGCGGCGGTTGCGGGCGTACAGCAGGTACTCGTCGCCGGGGTCGCCGTCGGCGAGCAGGCCCCGCTCGACCAGGTGGGCGGCGAGGTCGATCCGCAGGTCGTCGAACACCATCGGCAGCTGGTGGCGTTTCCCGCCCTTCGCGTGGTTCAGCCGGATGATGTCGATCACGAGGTCGACGTCGCGGAGCTGCACCATCCGCAGATCGTTCTTGCGGAGCGCCAACCTGAGCATGCCGAGGGCGCAGCGGTCGCGCAGGGATTCCTGCGCGTCGATCAGCCTCGCGACGATCGACTGGTCGTAGGCTTGCCGTTCCCGCTGGTTGCGCGGCGCCCGCGGCTTCCGGATCCCGCGCATCGGGTTGAACGGCATCTCGCCCTTCTCGACGCACCAGCCGCAGAACACGTTCAGCACCCGGTAGCGGTGCGCCCTGGTGTTCTCCGACGCGGTGCCCCAATTCATGTACAGGAACTCCTCGAGCAGATCCGGCTGCTCACAGAACACCTGCACACAGTCGAGGTCGTCGTGCGCCAACGCCAGCCGGGCGAGCACACTCTCGTATGACTCGTAGGAGGCCGGCATCAGGCCGCCGTAGCGGGCCGCCGTCAGGTACCGCCACACGGTGGCGCCGACCGGGGTCTCCCGGTATCTCTTGTCTTTCACGTCAGCCTCGGCGGCGGCGAGTAACCGCCGAATCACCGGGCCGAGTGTCGTACGATCCTGTGCGCATAGAAGCTCAACCCTTCTGTGCCGGGGGTCGGCCGTTGTCGCGGCGCGGCCCCTTTTCTCGTTGTCAGGCGGGAGTGTATCCCCGAGCAGCCAACGAAGCTCGAGCCCCTCCCCCACGCTCGTCGCAAACGCGCCGCTCATGCGGCCGTCCCGGCCATGCCGGGGCTGACGAGCTCGTCGTCGTCGGGGCCGTACGCCAAATAGGCGGGGTCGCAGCCCAAAATCTTGCCGATCCGGTGCATGGTGTGGATGCCCGGCTGGTGTTTGCCGCGCATCCAGTCCTGGACGGCGCGGGGGGAGCGTTCGAGCAGCTTCCCGAGCTGGTTGTGGTCGACACCTGCCCTGACCATTTCGCGACGCAACCGTTTGGAGAACTGCCGGGCGGCTTCGGAGCCTGCCACTTTCTACCCCCAACGTCAGCTTGTTTCAGACTGGGGTCTGTTCTACCCCCGATGGGGGTTTCGTTCAACGGCGCAGGCCGCGCGTTTCGTTCGCTATCAGCGTTTTTCCCTGAACAACAGGAAACAATGTGAGAGATTGCGAAGCGGCTGCTGAGCAGGGGAATCATCTATAGGCACTACGTATCAATCACAGTTGTCTTCCATCAAGCTGGAAGCGGTGGACGCCACCGCCCCAGCGGGGTTGCATGAGGCGTCGCATGGCCCAGAAAGACCTCCGCAAAGTCGCCGCCGAGGCCACCAAGGTCGACAAAGCACGGGAGCGGCTGCACCGGGCGATCCTCGCCGCCCGCCGCTCCGGTGAGACCTACGCCGACATCGCCCCCTACGCCGGCCTGTCCCGCTCAAGGGTCGAGCAGATCGTCAAACAAGCAGAACGCGAGCTCGGCGGATCTGGATAGTCGGCCCGGCGCCGTACTGGGACGCACGGCGGCCGGGCCGAGGGGAGCAGAGTAGCCCGTCACGGTTTAGACGTTTCGGTAGGACCACCCACCAGCCGCGGCGTCTACTGTGGCCGGTGAACCGTCCAGGTAGGACGGGAACTGGGACAAGGAGAACCACTGATGAAACGCAACACCGCCGCCTGGCTGATTCTGGGCGGGATCATTGCCTTTGCGCTGATCTCCTTCGTGGTCAACCCCGACAAGTCGGCCGACGCGTCAGCGAGCGCACCAGAAGACCTGTCGCAGCTCGAGCTGGTCACGTCGAAGAGCTTCTGCCTGTCGGACCCCGCCAGCGCTCACGTCAATGTGTATGTGACCGTCCGCAACATCGGCTCGACGGAGGGGACGATGGAGATCCGGCCTTGGCGGCGCTACAGCGATTCCAGCGTCAACGACTCGATCCTGGACGCGTTCAAGGTGACGGTTCCGGCGAACTCAACCAAGAAGACGTACGGGGAGTATGGCTACAACGCGGAGGCGCATTCGCTGCTTGAGTGCGGCGTGTTCGTCGACGACGCGACCGAGCCGACGCCGCTCGAAGCTCTCTAGTCCTTTTCGCCGGGGTGTTCTTCGGAGTCGCGTTCGAGGAACACCCCGAACCTGACCCGGTGCATGCGCGGGTCGCGGGTCAGCCAGACGATTGCGACGAACCCCACCACCAGGATCAGGATGACGGCGGCGACCAGGGTTTGCCACGACAGGTCGACGACCCCGACCGGGCTCACGGTTCGGCGACCCGGACGAAGACGGTGCCTTGGGTGCCGAGGGAGCGTTCCCGCCTCATTACGCCGCCGCCGTTGGATTGGTCGGCGTACGAGGTGTTGCCTTCGATCGTGGAGAACAGCCCGGAGGGCAGCCAGCCTTCGAACAGGCCGACGTGGTCGTAGACGGTGTCCCACGCCCAGTCGAAACAGACCAAATCACCTGGTCGGGGGTCGTCGGTGGTCGTGAGGCCGTGCAGGCCGTCGCGGGCGTCGGCGACGATGTAGGGGACGTACGCGTAGCGTTGGCCGCGGACGAAGGTGGGTGAGTCTTCGCCGATGTCGGCGGCGCCCAGCTCGAAGCACCAGGTGGCGAACATCGCGCACCAGGGGCCGACCATCCCGTACCAGTCCGTGTACATGCATTGGTTGGAGTTGGGTGGGTGCTCGGTGACGCCGAACTGCGTCGCGGCCCGCTCCAACGCCGCCCCGCGGACGGTGCCTTTGGAGGGGGGTGCGGGCTCGTGCCCTTCGAACCTCGCCCACGCTTCGGCGATCAGCTCGACCGCCACCCCGTCCATGGCGGGTTCGCCGCCGTGGGGGAGCTCGTCGGGGATCAGGATCGAGCGGAGGGTGTTGAAGGTGGTTTTGCCGACCCAGCCGGTGTCGTCGATCTTCTGCTGCCGTTGCACACCTGCTATCCCCGTGTCGGCGACATGCCCGCCCGCTTTGCCGTGCGCGAAGCCGTTCGAGAACGAGTCGTCGAACTGCTGCCACCGCCAGCGGCCGGCCCTCGAGACGGTGCGTTTGTACGCTTCGACGTCGGGGCCGTCGATGCTGGGGCGTTTGCCGTACCGGGCCGCATCAGGGGGGTACAACGGCCGGGGGAATCCGGCGACCTTGACCATCGGCCCGCCCGCGTAGCCGTGCTGCCACCAGTCGGTCATTTGCGGCCGTAGATGCGGACCTGGCTGCCGATCGCGAGGTTGGTGCCGGCGGCGGCGGCGAACGAGAACCGGTTGATGGCGGCGGTCGAGTTCCAGAAGCCGCCGTAGTGCTGGTTGAAGATGGCGCCGGACGTGATGCCGGTCGCGAACGGCGCCGTTTCGTGTATCTGCAGCAGCTTCACCCAGCTGGTCGACGCGTACCCGAAGATCGTCCAGCAGTGGACGCCGAACAGGCCGGCGGACGCGGTCGCCGCCGGCAGCGCCGGCAGCGACAACGACGCCGACTGTTCCTGGGCGCTGACGGCCGACCCGAGCCCGCGGATCTGCTGGATGTAGAGGTTGGCGGCGTCGTTGTTCAGTTTGTACTGGCTGTTGTCGCTCGTTGCCGACTTGGTGGAGCGGGCGATCACGACGATGACCAGGTCGCTGTAGGCGCCGCTAATGCTGGTGACGTCGAAGACGCCGGCGGATCCGAGGGTGGTAGTCGACAGCAGCGTCATGTCGCCGGTGGGGGTGACGGGGGTCGCCCATTTCACACCGGCGGTCTGCGTCGAGTCGGCGGTCAGGAGCTGGCCGTCGGTGCCGACGGGGAGCCGGGCGGCGGTGTCGTTCGCGGTGGCGGCGATCAGGTCGCCTTTCGCGTCCAACAGGGTGGGCGGGATACCTGTCGCGGGGGCGGCCGCCCATTTCACCCCCAGCGTTTGCGCCGCGTCGGCCGTCAAGATCTGCCCGTCTGTGCCGACAGGCAGCCGGGCGACGGCGTCGGCGCCGGACGCGGCGATCAGGTCGCCTTTGACGTCGACGACGCCAATCGGGACACCCGCGGTCGGGGCGGCCAGCCATGTCCCCCACGCTGTGCCGGACGACTGGTAGACAACACCGTCCGTGCTCGAGGCGTAGAGGGTGCCTACAGGGACGCTCGTAGCGGCGGGGCGGGCGGCGGTGGTGCCGGACAGCACATGGTCGGCGTAGCGGGTGGTCACGGTTCAGCCCTCCTTAGAACGGCCCGTAGGTCGGGATCAGGTTGTTTGTGGCGTCCCAGACGAGATCGGGGACGCCGCCGACGACGGTGGTGAGCGGCATCCAGCCGGCCGTGTCAGCCGGGGACGTACCCCCGCCGCCTCCGCCGGCGCCGCCTTCGAACCAGGTCTGCCATTCGTAGCTGGACGCGTCTTCGAGGTTGATCGCGGCCTGGTAGACGACGCCTTCGTCGGTGGCGGCGTACAGGCTGCCGGGCTGGACCTCGGCGGGGTCGGGCCGGTCGGCGAGCAGGCCGGTGAGGAGATGCGCCGGCCATCCCGCCGCGTTCTCGAGCTCGTCGGCGGCGAGGTCGAGGAGGTCGACGGACAGCTCGACCGCGTCCTGCTCCTCCAACGGTTCGCCGCGCAGGCCGCGGCCGACGAAGAAGAACGAGGCGCGGATAGGGTCGCCAGGCTGCGGTGTCGTCATGTCGCGGGCAGCAGCAGCCTGCCGGTCGTGTGGTTGATCGTGTCGGGGTCGTAGTGGTAGGTGACCGCCAGATGCGGGAACCCGTTGTAGTCCTGGTCGAAGCCGCGGTAGGCGGGGAACCGGGCGGTACTGAACCGCAGCAGCCACGGCGAGTCCTGCCAGGCCTGCATGCAGAGGTTCGCGCCCGCCGACAGGTTCGTGCCCGCCGTCAATCCCCGGAACGGGCCGAAACCTTGGCCGGCCATGCCCTGATAGTCGTGGTAGTAGGCCTTCGAGTCGGTCGGGTTCAGCTGCGGGTACGGCGGGCTCATGTGGACAGGTCGTGCGGGCCAGTCGCCCCAGATCGGCAACGGGTTGTCGGCGTTGCCGGTGCCGGGCCCGTCGCCATCCACGGCCGACTCGTCGGCCGTTCCCCAGAACCACCAGTTGATGATCGACCTGTCGGTGGAGCCGGCATGAAACCTGAGCACGGAGCCGGTGCTGACGTTCATGAACCTGGCGGCCCGCTGGTAGCCGTCCGCCACAAGAACGTCGACTCCGGGCCGAGGGGCGTCCGGGGTCGGGCCGAGCGTCAGCAGCTCCACATCGTTCTCAGGCAGATACCTGGCGTCGAGCACCGGGTACTCGATCGAGAACCAGCCCTCGACGAGGTGATGCTCGGGATGCGAAACGAGGGAGTCGTCGAGCCAGACGTTCATCGGCGGCGCACCCGGCCAGGCCATGTCGGGGTTGATGTGCAGGATCCCGTTTTTGGCGGCTTGCATCAGCCCGCGGTCGTCCTTCAGCCGTGCCGTCTTGAGAACCTCGGCGTCGACAGTCGGCTCCCACGTCCGGTAGATCGTGATCGAGGTGAACGGAACCCGCACCCATTTCATCGTCGGCACGTCGAACCGGCCGGGGTTCGGGTCGTGCAACACCACGGTCTCGACGTGTGCGTCGAGATGCCAGCCGCTCGAGGTGGTCGGCCCACTCCCCGCAGGGTTACTGCTGTCGGCGGGTGTCTCATCGACCGGGGCGGGGTTGACGCCGCCGCCGGACACTTCGACGGTCGGGGACACCCACGCCGGGTTGCCGTTCTCGTCGAGGCCGAGCACCAACCCTTCGCTGTCGGCGTCGGCGAGGAACCCGCCGATCTGGTCAGCGGTCAGCGGCTCGTTGAACACAGCCACCTCGTCGACCGCCCCATAAAACTGGGGGTTGTAGACCAGGCCACCCGACGTCCGGTCGCCCATCCCGATGAACATCGACTGGGACGCGGCGAGGAACGAGGCGGCGGCCGTTGCGACCTGCACACCGTTCACGTACATGGTGACGGTATCGGCCGTGTTATCCCAGACCAGCGCGAGCAGATACCAGCTGCCCGGGGTCAGCCCAGCCGCCGAGGCGAGCGTCACCGTCGACACGCCGTTTCGCCATTCCGCGGTCACCTGGCGGGTGGACGGCTGGTAGAAGAACGCGGCGCCGCCGGCCGGGCTGCCGGACAACTCGTACGGGCCGAACAGCCCGGCGACATAGGTTTCGTCGGCGTCGACCACGCCGGGGTTGACGAAACCGATCATCGTCCAACCTGTGTCGGCCCCGTTCGGCGGGTAGCTGATGCCCTGCAGCCAGGAGTCGGCGCCGGCGGTCAGCGACGTCTGCGGATAGTTGAACATCGTCGCCTGGTCGTCGCCCGTGCCGAGCTCGGCATGCGGCACATGGGTGGGTGGGAAGCTGCCGACGTGGCCGTCGGTGAGGTGCCTGTCGTGGCCGCTCGAGTCGAGCGCGTCACCTGCCGGGTCGTCGCTGCCCAACCGGTACCAGGCCTGCAGCGACGGGAGCGTGCGGATGTAGTCCGGGAACCCCATCCCGAACGGGGAAGGCAGGATCGGGTCGGCGCCGCCGGGGAGATGGTCGCGGGCGTGCAGGACAGGCCTGGTCGTCTTCATGATGTGGGGAACGGGTTGCTGGTGAACACCGCTTGCGGTGACAGGTCGACGGACACCGTGATGTCGTCGTAGCTGGCGTTCAGCGGCCGGCAGGTTTCGTGGACGCCCTCGACAAAGAACGGCTCGAGGTTGAAGCCGCCACCACCAGGGCTAGCGATCGTGATCTTCAACTCGTCGGCGATGTCGATCTGCGACAGGAGCCCCCAGGTGATCGTGGCGCCCGGCCTGCCGGGTCGCATTGTCCGCAAGACGCACTCGGTCGCCCTGTTCCTGGGCTGCGCGTAGTTGTCGACGTAATACTGCGCGAACCGCTTCGTCTCGACGAGGTCGGTGCTGTGATCCTTCAGGCCTTCCTTGGTCAGAAGGTTCTCGGCGGTCCAGGAGCGGATGCCGCGCAGCCCGATCGAGGTGTCGTCCTTGTAGATCTGGGCGAGGTTCTCGACGTCCGTCAACGGCTTACCGGTGAACGCCCTGGTCGGGGTTGCGAACCCTTGGTTGATCACATGCGACAAGCCGCGGTTGAACGCGAACCGTCTCAAGTGGGCGGTGCCTGCCGGGTCGGCGTTGACGGCTGCCCCGTCGCCGGCCTTCCACTGCCGGAACACCCAGCCGCCGCCGGTTTCGCTGGCGATCTCAGCCGGGTTGAACTTCGCCAGCCGGCCGTGGAAACACAGTCGGCCGAACCGGTCGGTGTACACATTGGAGACGCCGGGGAATTCGGCGTCGGCGGCTTCCTGCACCGCCGACAACACCGATTCGCCGGGGCTATAGACGGTCTCCCACAACCTGACGTTGCCGGTGAAGATGAACCAGTAGTCGGACTTGGTGGGGCCGAGCGCGTTCGCGAGGATCTGTTCGATGCGTTCCTGGACGGTGTTGTCCTCGTAGAACACCTGGTCTTTCGAGACGTCCGGCGGGGTGACGCCGAACGGTTCACCTGCTGCGACGGGTCAAACGAATAGTCGAGTTCGTCGATCCAGCCGCGGAACCTGGGGTACCAGGTGCTGTCGACGGGGTTGTAGACCTGGATCGCGGCCTGCAGCAGCGGTTCGATCAGCCCGTAGTAGGGGCCGGAGGCGTTGGTGGGGTCGAGGAGCCCGTCCTGGTCTGCGATCTCGACGACGGCGCGGCCGGTGTCGGTGCGATCGAGCTCGAGCTGGCGGCCCCGGTCGATCTGCCACGACGTCACCAACGAGTCGTGGCTGTCGATCCGTGTCCAGGCGGCGTCCCATTCCAGCGTGTCTTCGCCGAACGCGATCAGGAGCCGGCCGGCGGGCAGCGCCACGCTATCTCGCGCCCCGCCGGGTGTGCGGCCGCGCTTTCGCCCGCTTCGCGAGCTCCTCTTCCATCTGCTTGGTGTTCTGGACGCCGTGGAGGTGGACGCCGCCGTTGATCTGCACGCCGCCCGCCAATGCGAACGCCCCGGTGTGCTGGCCGGGCAGGGTGCCGCCAGGCCCGAACTGCACGATCCCCGCACGGAGCCGGCGGACCTGGTCGGGGCTGAGTCCGAGCCCCAACGATTGGATGAACGCGTTCGCGTTCACCGGCCGGAACAGGGTGCCGCCGCTTTGGTCGCGCGCCATCTCTTTCCGGATCCGGGTGATCTCCTGCTGCTGCTCCCAGATCGCCCTCGCCTGCTCCGCCGTCTTCTTGCCGACACCGGCCTGCTTCTGAAGCAGCTCGAGGCGGGCCTGGTTCGCTTTCAGGTCGTCACGGAGGGTTTTGGTGACGCCGGCGCGTTCAACCGCAAAGTCGGCCCAGGCGAGTGCTTCGTCTCTCGCGGCTTGCGCCGCCTCCAAGGCTTTCTGTTTGCGTTCCTCGGCGGCGGCCTGCGTCTCCGCCGTCCGCTGGGTGATCAGGGCGCTGATACTGGCGGCGTTCTGCAGGATCTCGTCCTCGAGGTTCTGTTGGCGGGTGATGTCGTTCGTGACCGCGAACCGCTGCTTGAGCAGCGCCTGTACCTTCCGCAACGCCGCGATCTGGGCCGTCAAGGTGGGCAGCAGGCTGGCCCGCATCTGCGCGCGGGCGATCATCTGGTCGAACCACCTGTTCCGCGCCTGCACCTGCTCGGTGGAAATCCCGAACAGCCTGTTGATGTCCTTCGCGGATGCATCGTCGGGGACCGCGATCCCGCCGGCGGTGCGAAGGTCAACCTTGCCCGACGCCTTCGTTCCCCTCAGCCCCCCGAGAAGCTTGTCGACCGCCCCGGCTCCCGGCTGCGGAGTCGTGGGGCCAAACCGTCCAAGCTGCTGCAGCAGCTTCTCCTCGACCCTGAGGTAGTTGCCGATCGAGAGACCCGCGATCCGGAAGTTCTCGGCGACCACTCCTGCCCAGTGCGCCACCACCTGCAGCCCCGCCTTGGTCTGGTTCGCCTGGCTGCCCGGCTGCTTGCTGTCCTCCAGGAACTTGTTCAGCTTCTTGGTCGCGTCGGTGAGCGGCGGGTTCAGCTTCTCTGCGATCGCGCCGCCGAGGTTGAGCACGCTCTGTTTCAGAATGTCCAGCTGCCCCGGCAGCGTCTGCCCGGCCGCTTCCGCGGAGCCGCCGAACTCGCGGGTCAGCTCCTGCAGGATGATCTTCTGCGCTTCCAAGTGCTGCCCGGACGCGACCAACGAAGCAATCAACCGCTGCTGGCCCGCCGTAAACGAGACGCCGGCCCGCCGGAGCGCCGTGATGCCCTTGACCGGATCCTGCAACGCCTTCCCGACCTGCAACGCGGCAGTCTGCAAGTCCTCCTGCAAAGCAACCGACATATCCAGGGCGGCTTCGGTGGCCGGTTCGAACGCTTCGCGCTTGATGTTCGTGAACGTGAGCAGCAGGTTCTCGGCCGAATGGATCGCCTCATCGTCAACCCCACTGAGGTTCATCAGCGACCCGGCCAGGTCGTCGACCTGTTGCGCGGTCACGCCGGCGGCGCCGCCCGTCGACTTCAACACTGCGGCCGTCTGGGCGGACACCTTCTGGGCGTTCGCCATTTCGTCGAACGACGCTTTGACGGCTGCGCCCAAACCGGCGCCTCCGATGAACCAGCCGGACGCGAACGCAACAGACCGGCCCAGCCCGCGGAACCCCAGAGAGGCGACGGTGGTGCCGCGGCCGACCCTCTCCAGATCCTTCGAGAACCCCGCCGTCTTCGCCTGCGCCTGCTTGATCTGCCGGCTGTACGCGGCAGAGTCGAGGACGACTTCGACGATCAGCTTACGGGACACCGGTCACCTGTTCTGTTCTGACACCCAGGCGTAGCATTGTTCGAGTTGGCGGGCGGTCAGCCCACCGAGGTCCTGTGGTCGAAGGTGGCACCAGTGGCCGAGCCACGGCTGCCAGTAGCCGGCGGGATCGAAGCGGCCGGGGGCGGCGCCGAAGACGTTGACGAACCGCCGCCAGAACCGTTGACTGTCGCGTCGGGCAAAGGGACGTCGTCGGGCACCTCGACCGACACGTCCATGAACACCTCGTTCAGTTTCGCGACCGGGATCGCGCCGACGGTCTGCCGGATCTGCCTGGCGGACTCGCCCTGTTCGGCCCGAGCCACCGAGACGTGGATGAGGGAGGCGATGACGCCAGGATTGAACCCTTCGACGTCGGAGATCTCGTCGAGTCCCATCCTGGTGTAGTCCCAGACGACCATGGCTTCGGCGAGGGTGAGCTCGTCGAGGGTGACGAGCTGGTAGGTGCGGCCGTTGACGTTGATCTCAGCCATGGTTGAACCGGTCGGCCACGGTGTCGAGCAAGTGTTCGAACCTGGCGGTGATCTCGTGCTGGTGCCGCTCGAGCGCTGGTTGCATCGCCCGGTTCATCAGCAGGTCGCCGAGGTTCGGGCGCTTGCTGGGATGGCGGCCGCGCCCCTTGAAGCCACGTTGGCGGGGGGCGACGTAGACCATGTTGCGGGTGACGCCGACCCGCATCCGCGCCCATTTCGGCGACATCGGCATCCGGCGGATGTCCGTCAGCGCCGCTATTTCGGCGTCGCGGCGGATCGGTTCGGCGACCTGCCGCATTCCGGCCCGCCAGCCCAACCTGAGGTCGCGGTTGGTGTGCGCGAACGCCGCGTTGACGTCGCGGAGCCCGCTGACGACAACAGCCATTACTTCGACGAACCACTGGCCGCGGGGGCTGCCTCTTCCATGGTGGGGGCGGTCGCCGACCACTGGAAGACACCGCCGGGTGCCGGCTTGAACGTCGCGGTGGTCTCCGAGCGGGCGTTCAACGCGCCGGACAAACCGTTGTAGTCGAAGAGGACGCCTTGGCCGCCGAACGCCGGGTTCGTCGCCGACACCGCCGCCGACGTCGGGACGACGTAGACGAGGGTGGTGGTGCCGTTGCGGTACAGCGGCTCCAGCGTGGCATGCACCTGGCTGGCGGCGAAGTCGTTCTCGAACTGGATCACGATCGACTCATCGGCCAGGCCCGGGAGGAACTCCCGACTCCCGGTGGTCGAGAACCCGGATACGTCGACTTGCTCTTTGGTGCCGGGTGTGTCGACGTTGAAGGCGTGGGACGACAGATCCACCGTCCCGACCATGACCTTGACGTCTTTGAGCAGGAATTTCGACAACGTCGATCACTTCCTTCCTAGAGGATCGTTTGGAGCCGCCATTGGCAGCCCAACAGTGTTTCGCCGGACGCGTCCTGGTATTCACCCCAGCCGGACGGCCCGTCAACGGTGGATGACTGGCAGGTACCGCCGAAGGTGCCGTCCGCCGCCAGGGCGGCGAGGACGGATTTGGCGGAGCCGGGATCCATCATCTCCAGCAGCAGTGTTTGGCCGGAGTCGACGTCGAGGTCGGTGACGCGTGCCCGGACGACGAACGCGGCTCGCCGGTCGAGCGGGTCGAAGCTGTCGGGCTCCTGGAACGGGTCGGCCGGGTAGACGTCGATCGACGGCGGCGTCGGGTTGCGGTTCGCTGTCGCCGTCACCTGCAGCACGCCGATTTCGATGCTTAGTCGCTGCTCGAGCTGGGAGGCGATCCCGGCGGTCAGCTCGAGCAGCGACATCCCACTTATCCGATCGGGTACAGCGTCCGCAACGGGTTCAACCTCAGGTGGTGGCGGTACCAGGTATCGCGGGGCGACACCAGCGGCATCACGTCCGCGCCGGCGTTCTGGGCACCGAACGGACGCTGGTGGGCCGCCCACAGCTCGACGGCCCGGTCGAGGTTGACGTCGGCGAGCAGCGCGTACTCCGGTGTGTCGGGGGGGGGCGCGGGATTGTCGACCGGGTCGTAAGCGAGGTCCCAGTCGATCTCCCGCGCCGCCACGTCGAGGTCGCGTTGCATCGCCTCCGCCTCGGCCGCAGTCGGGGTGGGCTTCTGCAGCACCCGTTGCAGCTCGGTGACCTCGACGTACGCCATCAGCCTGTCCGTTGGCCCCGGATGGCGTCGATCAGCTCCTGCTTGGTCATGTCGTTGTTCGCCGGGCTGACGCCCTCGTCTTTCGCCGTCTGGAGCAGGTCGGCTTTCGTCATCTGGTCGAGATCGTCGGTGCCGCCGCTGGTGTCCGCCGACGGCCCGTCATCGCCGGCGTCGACGGGGGTGATTTCGTCGGGTGTGCCGCCGGTGCCTTCGACCCAGGCCGGGTCGAGGCCGACCGCTTCCCGGTTCGGGTCGTCGAAGACGGTTCCGCCCGCATCCTCGGGTGTGGGCTCGTCGGTCATGGCGTCTTGGTGATCTTGATGATGCCGGTCGCCTCGATCACCATCGGCGTGAAGTAGCCCGCGTAGGCGACCTGGACACCGAGCACGGACGGCTCGACGACCTGGAGCGAACCGATCCGCTGTTCGTACACCTCGGCCGCCGCGGACGACATGACGAGGGCGGTGTTCGCGGTGATCGCGGCAGAGACGTAAACGGGGATGCCGGCGATGACGCCGGCGAGGCCGGTCGAGA